GCCCGCGCACCCTGTCGCCGCGCCGGACGGCGGCAGGGCCGTGCCTTTACCGCAGCGTGCCCATCAATCTGCCCGACGAGGCCCGCTTCCGCGACTGGTGGCGAGCCAACGGGACCGCCATGATGCGTGCCGGATGGGGGCTGAACTCGTGGAACGATAAAACGAATCTTCAGCAGTGGCTCACCGAGGCCGGCGAACTGACGCCGGTCACCCTTGAGCGCATCGCCCGGATGGACGCGGCCCGCGCTAATCCCGCCGCTCTCGACCTGCCCGAGCCGGAACTGGTGCTGGATCCGCTGCCCAATGGCCTTGAGGCCAAGCTCCGCGGGTATCAGGTGATACCAGCCCGGCAGCTGTACCGGGCTTTGGTGAACGGGAAACAGGAATGGGGCTATCCCGGGGCCGTGGACTTTTCGGACATGGGGACCGGAAAGACGTACATGGGGCTGGCAGCCGCGCTGGCCACTGGCCGGACGGTCATCGTCCTTTGCCCGGTAGTAGGCCGCGCCGGCTGGGAGCGGGCGTTCGCCCATTTCGGAGCCGAGCCGCATTTCATTGGAACCTACGAAGGTCTACGGAGCGGCAACCGCCCGCACATTGCAGAGCAGCGCCCTGACGGAACCTTCCACTGGCAGGACGCTGGCCAGGTCATCCTGATCCTCGACGAGGCGCAGGCGCTACGACACGACGACACTCTCAACGTGGCGCTCTGCTCCGGCGCAGTCCGGCAGTCTATCCCGATCATATGCGCCAGCGCCACCATCGCCATCGACCCGCGGGAATTCCGATTCGCTGGCCGCATTGTCGGCCTCCATGACGGAGGGGATGACTGGCTGCGGTTTCTCGTGCGGCACGGCTGCGTGAAAGCGAGCGGCTCAAAAACTTGGAAATGGGACGGGAACTACCGGCACCTGGCACACATCAATGCCAAGCTGTTCCCGCGCCGCGGCTGCCGAGTGCGGAAACAGGATCTGGGAGAGGAATGCCCGGAGACGGACATCAATGTGCTGCCGATCCGGTGCGAGGCCGGCATCCAGATTGCCCGACTGTGGGACGATACGCAGGCGTACCTAGACCGCCTCAAGGGCACCCGGCAGTATGAACTGGAATGGCGTAGGTGCCGGATGAAAATCTGGCAGGCCAGCGAGAAGGCGCTGGTCGAACCCATCGCGGAGAGGATCCGGGAGGACGTGCGCGGTGGCCGCAGCGTGGCCGTCTTTGTGAGCTTCACCGAAACCCGCGTGGCACTGGCTCGCCTGCTCACGACCAACGCTGGCTTTTACGGTGGCCAGCCACTAAAGCGTCGCCAGTATTTTGAGGCCCAGTTCCAAGCGAACCGGGAATTCATCCTCATCAATCAGATCGGGGCCGGCGGCGCATCGGTCAGCCTACACGATACCACCGGGGACCGCCCGCGGAGCGCCTACATTTTTCCGACCGACAACCCTGTCCACATGCGGCAGGCCACTGGCCGCGTGGACCGCGTGGGTGGCGTCACACGCAGCGAGCAGTGGATTCCATGCGTGGCCGGAACGATCAGCCAGCAGATGGTCGAGCGGGCCCGGAAAAAAATGCTTGGCTTCGACACCATCAACGACGGCGGGAACGCCCGCGCACAATTCTAACCCATGAACTCAGACGACCCCCACTACCCACACATGATCCTTGGGATCGACAACGGCATCTCCGGCGGGCTGGCTTTCATCCGGGCCGACAACGGCAGCATGCTGCGAGGCGTCGCCATGCCACTGATGGCAGACAAATCCACCCCGTGCGCCAGCCGCCTGTATGACCTGGTGGCCGACTATCGGATCCACTGGCCCCTGCTGACTGTGGTCCTCGAGGAGTGCCCAGTGCATTCCAGAAGCAAAGCCGCCATGCGTTCAATGGCCATCAGCTATGGCATCATCCAGGCCGTCCTGCGCATCATCGCGCACGGCCACAGCTGCGTCATGACCATTCACACCGTCCGCAGCGGGAACCCAAAAGACTCATGGCAGCGCCGCATGCTGGGCCACGCCAAGGTGGCCGGCGAGAACAAGGCCAAGGCGCTGGCGCTCGCCAAGACGCTGTGGCCGGAATGGAGCTTCATTTCAACCCGAGGCCGAATGCCGCACGCCGGCATCATCGACGCAGCCCTCATCGCAGAGGACTACCGCCGCAGACTCCTTGCCGGAACCGTATGACATTCGCCGAAGTCTTGCCGCACCTGCTGGCTGGCCACGATGTGACGCTGGGCAACGACCCGCTGTACGCCTGCCGCTACCGCATCCACCATGAGCGAGTCCAATACCGCTACCCTCATTGGGACAGATGGTTAACACGCGACTATATCGCCCTGGCCGCAATCAAATCCACCGCATGGAACTACGCACCCGCCGACTCAACGAGGACTACACCGCCGTCCGCGTGAGCCTACGCGGATGCGTAAAACTCGCCGCTGGCACCAGGCTCCGCATCTCTCACACTGCGTCCGAGATCGACGGGGCCGACCCAGAGACTCCCGAGGTCATCGCCGTCACTCCGGGCGGGGCCGAGGTAATCATCCCGGAGAACCTACTCAGCACATGAACAGATACGCCACCCCACACGACGACATCCTCGACGACCCAACCCTGCGCCGCTCCATGCTGGAGAAGCTGGAGGCCGACGCCGGAAACGGCTGCCCGGCGGCAGCCTTCTCGCACTGGTGGATCCAGATCGGCAGCAGAATCATCGACCCGGTTCCGGGCGACCAGAACGAGAATTGCCACTGGTGGAGCGTTGTGGCGGGGGAGGCATGGAATGAATCCCTCGACCTGATTCCGGGCGACAAGCTGAAACTCGACTCGTGGATGGACTTCAAGGCCTGCGCCGAACTGATCCCCCAAAGCTACCACCAGAAAGTGCGCTGGGTCTGCTGGCGCATGTACCTGCGAGCCGCCGCTATTGCCCAGGCTGAATCCTACTGGGATAACACGGCAGAGGATATGTGGCTCCAAATGGGCGGAATCTGGGAAGAGACATGCCAAGCGGCGCAGGCGCTTTCGCTCACCGCATGGCAGGCCGGTTACGGATCAGGCGATTGCTACAGCCTCACCATGTGGGCCAAATGGTGGAACGAAACCGGGAGCGGAATGCGGATCGTTGACCATGACGCCGATCATGCCAAGGCCGTCGCTGTCGCAGCCTTCACCGAAGGCATGGAAATGAAGTGGACGGGAGGTGCTGCGTGAGTCTCATTGTCCGCAAGAACGCAGACTGGAGAGAGCGGGAGCCGAACCGTATCTGCCCAGCATGCGGTGAACAGTTTGGGCCGAACCGGGGAGAGGCTCGCCGAAACTGGGCGAGGCGCAAGACGTGTGGCCAAACATGCGCCACGGCCATGAGCCAGCCGAAATTCCGCAGATGACCGCCGACGAAATCATCCGGCTGATGGCCGCCGCCGCAGAGTACCAGTACCGCGTGGCGGTGTACCCTGATGGCCGCGTTGAAGTGGGACCGCGCAACCCGACCAACGCCGAGCGCCAGGCCGCGTACCGCGCCCGCAAGCAGGCCGAGCCGGAGGCCGCGCCACCACCGCCACCGGAGCCAGCGCCACCGGAGCCAGCGCCACCGGAGCCAACCCCCGCGCCATCAGCCAAGCCGCGCCGTTCCTACGGACCAGAGGCCGGGGCCGAGGCCGTCGCCGTGCATGCCAAGTGCGGGCCGCGGGTCGCTGCCGCATGGGACGAGTGGCAGGTGTATCGACAGGACCGAGCATCCCACCCATCCTCCTCACTGAGGATCCCATGGACCGTGCAGGCCGCCCGCCTCAGTGCCGCGCAGGTAGAGCGGGCCGCCTCAACATACGGCCCCGACCTCGTGGCTGACCGCATTACCACTGCCATCGCCGGAAACTGGCAGGGGTTGAACTTCGATAAAATCCAGCACACCCATGACAACCATCGCCGCAGCAATTCTCCGAATCGAAACGGCAGCCAAAGCCGCCCGCCTGACTCAGCCGCCGCCGCAGCCCTCGACGCCGACTTCTTCCCGGACGGACCTGGCTGAATTCCAGACGCACGGCGATGCCGTCCTCGAGCGGATGCTGGCAGCCGGAACCCGGTACGCCGACGCCATCATCCAGCAGCAGCCGCCGCACTGGCTGACCATGTGGGGCCGCAACGGATCCGGGAACGGAACCGGAAAGACCTACCTCGCAAACCTCATCGCCGACCGCGTGCGGCTGCATCTACCTGGAGCGGTGCCGGTGCGCCGGCTGAACTGGCCAGACCTATGCCAACGGTGGCAGGCCCGGGAGGACATTGGCCACAAAGTTGCCATGGCCCGCGAGGCCGCCCTCCTTCTGATCGACGACGCCGGCGCCGAGAACCAGAGCGTGGCCACCATCAGCCTGCTCCAGACTCTGTTGAATTCACGGCTGAAACGGTGGACGATCATCACCACCAACCTGAGCCCGACCGACTGGGCCGAGCGGGACGCCCGCGTGGCCAGCCGCATGCGCCGTGACGGCTCGTGGGTACTGCGCTGCGAGACAACCGACTATGCCCTCCGACCCAAAGCCTAAGCCAAAGACGCGCAGGGAAAAGGTGCAGCGGATACTGGAAACCGCGCTGCCGGAACTCACCGGCCCCGAGCATCCGCTTCACGACCGATTCCGGGAGGCGTACTGCCAGCACGCCATGGCAAACCCGGACCTTTCCGACGCCCAGGTGTACCGCGAGGTGGCCAACGATCCGATCCTGACGCCAACTCACCGGACCAGCGCCAAGCTGATCCTTGCCGATCCGGCAGTCCGCGCCCGCATCCGCTGGCTCCAGCAGCAGCAGGCCGCCAGGTGCTTAATGACCCGGGACGACGTGGCCAATTACTTCGTGGCCGTCATGCGCACGCCCATCGCGGAATTGACACCAGAACACCGCATCGCCCAGAAGGTCGAGTATCACGAGAGCGGCGCATTGAAGCGAATCGAATGCCCGGACAAGCTGGCTGCCGCGGCGCACCTGATGCGCATGAATGGGTGGGACCGCCCAGCCGGTGAGGGGCCGCCGCTGGTGGCAGCCGAGGCCGTTCTGTTTGCCGTCATCCGCGGACATTTTTCAGCATGAACTACTATAATGATAACGACCCGAAATCAGCCGACCGGCTGCGCAGACTGGTATCAGCCGGACTTATTCCACCCGGCTATGTTGACCAGCGGAGCATCCTCGACATCACACCGGACGACCTTGCGCCGTATACACAATGCCATTTTTTTGCAGGCATCGGAGGCTGGCCGCTCGCTCTGGCCATGGCAGGAGTCAGCCCGGACACCCGCCTGTGGACAGGCTCTTGCCCCTGCCAGCCGTTCAGCGCCGCCGGACAACGCAAAGGAACCGACGACGAGCGGCACCTCTGGCCCGTCTTCCGCGACCTCATCGCGAAGTGCAAGCCTCCAGTCGTCCTTGGAGAGCAGGTTGCGTCATCTGACGGACGGAATTGGCTCTCCACTGTACGATCTGAAATGGAAGCACTGGGATATGCAGTCGGGGCCGCCGATCTGTGCGCTGCGGGCGTCGGTGCGCCGCACATTCGACAACGGCTTTACTTCGTCGGGATGGCCGACGCCGACGGCGGACGATGCCAACAACGGAACGCGGGACTCAGGCACCTTTCAATCCCTGACCAGAACTGCAAGGCTGGCGGGATGGGGAACGCCGACAGCATCGGAGCCCGGGGGGACAGGGGAGCAGTACGTTTCCCGCTCATCAGCAAAGACGGGCAACACGTTCCCCAGCATGCTGACGCATCAGGTGGCCTTGGCAGGGTGGCCCACCCCAACAGCAACGGACACCAAGGGATCGAGTCCGCTGAATCGAAGGCCGATAGGAGACGACGATCTACCGACCAGAGTGTTAAGGATCGACACCGACGCACCTTCAAGGCTCACGGCTTCTGGGGAGCTGCTGACTGGCTCTGGTGCCGGGATGGAAAATGGAGGCCAGTTGAGCCCGGAACATTCCCGCTGGCTCATGGGGTATCCGGCCGGGTGGCACACCTGCGGGGATACGGCAACGCCATAGTTCCGCAGGTGGCCGCGACCTTTATCCGGGCCGCCCTCGACGTATGACGCCCGCTGAACAGCGACGATTCGCCGAGTGCCTCGCATCCCGAGAGTGGAGGCTGGCGAACCTGTACCAGATCCGGGACAGTTCCGGGCAGGTCACGCCGTTTACGCCGCGGCCCGAGCAGTGGCGATTCCTGACGACCCGGCACAATCGGAACTTCGTGCCGAAGGCGAGAAAGCTGGGCATCTCCACCGGCATCGTCATCGACTACCTCGACGCCTGCATCTGGACACCGGGCGGAATCCACGCCGGCCACATCGACCTGACGCAAGACCTCGCCGAGGGAAAGATCGACATCGCCCGGACGGCATGGGACTCCGGCACGAACCACCCACGCCCGGAGATTGCGCAGCTGTGGCACTGGATCCACAAGGCCAACCCGCTGACCAAGACCAATACCAGCACCCTCGAATGGCAGAACGGCAGCAGGCAGGAAGCCGGCGTCTCATTCGTTGGGGGAACCCCGCAGCGCCTGCACTGGTCCGAGGCTGGGCCGCTCAGTGTCGAAAACCCGCAGAAGGCGGCCCGGATCCGCCGCCAATCCCTCAACGCGGTCCCCACCGGCGGCATCATCGATGTCGAAACCACCATGGAAGGAGGCACCTACGGGGAGGCATATGCCTTGTTTAAGCTGGCGCTGTCGAAAGCCGGGCAGCCGTTGACGCCGGAAGACTGGCAGTTCTGGTTTTTCCCATGGTACGCCCACCCGGACTACGTTCTTGAGCCCGCACCGCTGTGGATTCCCACCGATGAAACCGTGCGTTACTTTGCCGAACTGCATGCGCAGGGGATCGAACTCACCCGGAACCAGATGGCCTGGTATCAATCCCGGGCCGCGCTGCAAGGCGCAGACATGTACAGCCAATTCCCCAGCACCCCGGACGAGTGCGTGCGTACCGCGGTGGCTGGGCAGATTTACCCACAGATTACCCAACTCCGGGCGAAGGGCCGCGTCCTCGACATGGAGCCGGAGCCGGGCGTGCCGCTGCTGACAGTCTGGGACATCGGCGTGGCCGACGCGGCAGCGGCATGGCTGGTGCAGGTCATGCCCAACCAGATTCTCTGGCTGCGCCATTACGAGGCGACCGGCACCGCCGCGGCCCAGACCGCCGACCAGATCCGCGCATGGGCCACCGAGATGGGCCGGCCCATCGCGCTGAACCTATTCCCCCACGACGTGGACACCCGCGACCGTGGAAGCGGACTGAGCTACCGCACGCAGCTGGTGGCCGCCGGAATCCCGGACATCAGCATCCGTACCGTGCCACGCATCTCCAATGTTTGGTTGGGCATCGGGGAACTCAGGCGCATCCTCCCGCGAAGTTACTTCGACCGCAGGACAGACCGCCCGCGCCAATCCGAAACCGGAGCCGACCTGCCATCCGGGCTGGGCTGCCTTGAAAACTACCGGCGCAAACTCGACGGGGGCCGAGAGGTTCCGGTGCATGACCACTGCTCGCACACCGCCGACGCGGCCCGCCAACTGGCGCAGGCCATGGCGGACGGACTGCACCTGTTCGACCCTGCGCCACTGGCGTCCGCCGGCCCGGTGAAGGTCACCCGATTCCTATGAGCCCAGCCGAGATCATTGCGGAGATGCACGAGAACACGCCGGGCGTAGGATTCGCCGAGGCGCTGGCGGCCCACATGGCAGGCCGCGGCGTTGTCATTTCGACGCCGACAGCATGCGCCATGCTGCGCCCGGTGGCCATGGTCACCAACCTCGCCGACCCGTGGCAATGCGTGCCCGGATCGTGCCAGTGGTACGTCTGGGCAGCCGCCGGTGACCTCGCCGAACTGCTCCGCTGGTGGGAGTCAATGCCGGACATTTCCGCGATTGCGTACCATCGGCATGGCCGCATGGTCATCCGCAGCCGCCATGAGATCAGGAAACTCCAACGCCGCGCAGGCCGAAGCCGAGAAAAACCGGAAGCAGTCTGAGAAGCAGTTCCGCGAACAGATGAAGCTGATGCAGCGACAGCTGAAGCAGCAGAAGAGCATGGCACCGCCACCGCCGGAACCGCTGGCCCCTATGGCCACCCGATCCGCATCCGACGCGCTGGCCCAGCGCCGTGAGATGAGCCGGGCAGCGGGCCGCCGATATGGATTCGGCCAGTCGGTTTCCGCCGGCTCCATGCTGGGCAGCCCCACGATGCTATGACCAAGGCCGAGAAACTGCTCGAGGAACTGGCGCAGCTGGATGGCGATGCCACCGGATACGAGAACCTCTGGAAGGAATGCGCGGAACTCTGCTACCCGGAGCGGTGGCAGACATTCTCGACGGCCAGCAACCTGCCCAGCGCCAGCATCCGCAAATACACCGCCATCGCGCAGGACAGCCTCCGAGTGCTGACATCCGGCCTCATCGGATGGACGACTCCCAGTCAGACCCCATGGTTCCGCTGGGAACCCACCGAGGGCCGGGATGGCAGCGAGGAACTGAAGGGCTGGCTGGCAGCGTCCTCGCAGACGGCCCACCGGATTCTGGGGAACAGTAACTTTTACACCGTGGCTCACCAGTTCCATTTGGAGCGTTCCGCATTCGGCACCGCCGCTATGTTTGTTGAGCAGGGCAAGACCGGGCCCGTGAATTTCCGGCTGTGGCCAGTGGGATCGTTCCGGTTTTCCGAGAACGCCGAAGGCATCGCCGACCGGGTTTTCCGCAAATACAAACTGACCGCCCGGCAGGCCGTTGAACTCTTTGGCGAGGAAGCGCCAGAGGTATGCCGGAAGGACGTGGCCAGCAACAAGCCGAACACAATGCACGACTTCGTGCATGCCATCGTGCCGCGGCCACCTGGGGAGCGGAACCCGAACGGCGGCCCGTATGGAATGCCGATCCAATCCTGCCAGATTCACATGGGCTCCAAGCGCATTGTGCAGGAAGGTGGCTTCGAGAGCTTCCCGGTATTCGTCTCGCGCTGGCTGCGATGGCACCCGGATTCTGTGTGGGGGCTTTCGCCGGCCATGCTCTGCATTGCCGACATCGAAGGAGTCAACAAGATCGACAGGCTGCTCTACGCCAAACTCCAGCTGGCAGTGGAGCCACGAATCATCGCCAAGACCGGAGCCGTTGGCCACATCGATCTGAGCGCAGGCGGCGTCACTCAGGTGCGGGACATGCAGGACGCGCCACAGGCATGGGCCGAGTCCAATGCCGACTACCGTACCGGCATGGACCTGCTGGAGCGAAAGGAGAATTACATCCGCCGGGCGTTCCATACGCAGCTGTTCGAAGCGGTCAGCCCAATCGACCGGGAGATGACAGCCACCGAGATCCTCGCCCGGCAACGCGAGCAGGTTGGCCAGATCAGCCCAGCGTTTACCCTGCTCACCACGGAATTCCTCAACCCACTCCTCGAAGCCGTCTTCATGCGGCTGGTTATTTCTGGCCGACTGGGAGACGTGCCACCGGATGCCATCGCGCAGACTCCGAGCGGCAACCAGATCCTGTTCCCGTCCACCATCCAGACCAGCCGTCTGGCATTCGCTGTGGACTCACTCAACTCCGAGGCGCTGCTCTCGACGGTGGCCGAAATGGGCCCGCTTATTTCCGCGCAGCCCGATCTGCTCGACAACCTCGACCTCGATCAGGCCATGCGTGAGATTGGCCGCGGCCGCGGCGTGCCTACCGAATGGATCCGCAACCCTGACTTGGTGGCCGAGATCCGCAGCGCCAGAGGACAGGCCCAGCAGCAGCAGCAGATGATGGAACTGGCAGCCAAGCAGCCGGAACTCGCCGCGCAGGCTGCGCAGGCTGGAATGATATGACCCCCCTCGAATCCCAGATTGCCAGCACCGTTGGCCTTGAATTCTTCGCCAATGCGGCCCGATCCGCCTTGAGCGGGCAGGCCGGTGCCGATCTGTTGACGGCGCTGCTCTCCGTAGCGCATCCCATGTATCCTCCCGAAGGCCGGACGCCGGAGGACGTGGCCCGCGAGATTGGCCGCCGTGAGGTGGTCAGCCTCCTCATCCGGCAAACCGACATACGACCACCACACCATGACCAGCGACCCCCAAGACACTGGAGCAGCGCCAACCCCGCCAAAGCGGAAGCGAGTGCGCCGCAAACCGGAGACGGCCACATCAGCTACACCGACAGTTCCGCGGGTGACCGCACAGCAGGAGCAGACGTGGACCCTGTCGGCCCTGCGGACGCTGGCCCTTGAGGCTGGTGTGGAATTCGGTCCCGCCGGCGACAAATCACCGGCATTCCTGCGCTGGGCCCGAGACACCCACCCGGAATCCCTACCGTTCCTCCAGGCCCGCTGGCCGCGTCTGAGTGAAATACTCGCATCCCTTTGACCATGGACACACCAACCCCGCCGCCATCCACCCCGCCTGCCGAAACCCCGCCGCCACAGCCGTGGCATTCCGGGCTGTTTGCTGACGACTCCGGGAAATTCGCATCCGACTGGACAACCAAGCTGCCCGACACCCTGGGTGAATACCGGGCGATGGCAGCCCAGTACCCTGATCTGGGCACGCTGTTCAAATCGCACCGTGACAACATGGCCGCAGCCCGCTCGAAGGGATTGAAACTGCCCGGGGAGCATGCGACCGACGACGAGCGGCAGCAGTTTGCGGCAGAGCTTCGCAAGGTCCGCGGCGTGCCGGAAGCGCCAGACGCCTACGACATCCCTGCGCCGGAAGGATTGCCGGACGGCATTGACTGGAAGACGGCCACCGCCGAATTCCGCGCCGTTGCTCACGAGCTTGGCCTGACTCCACAGGAGGCGCAGCGCCTTGCCCAGTTTGACCAGCAGCGAAGCGCCGCCGCGCAGGCCCAGCAGAAAGCGCTGCGGGATCAGATCATTGCCGCCGATCAGGCCGAGATTCGCAGCCGTTGGGGAGAGCAGGCCAACGCCGTTCTGGCCGAGGCCCGGCAGGCCGCGTCCGAATACCTTCCCGCCGAGGCGTTCGACCCGACCAACGACCAGTTTGTGGGCATCCAGGCAGCCGAGGCATTTTACCAGATGGCCCAGAAGCTGCGGCCCGCCGGCCATATCCCTGCGCCAGCGCTGGCAAACCTCAGCCCGGCGGACCTTGCAAAGGACATCATCACCAACCCGAACAACCCGGACCATGCAGCCTACATGGATCAGGCTCACCCGCAGAGCGCCCGCGTCCGGGCGAAGGTCGCAGACCTTTACAAGCGGGCGGGGTAACAATGTGCGGGCATGGGAACCGGAGGATGGCTCCGGGCCGGGTCCGGTATGGCCTTTGGGCGAACACCGCGCAGGCGGCCACTCATCACTGGGTGGCCGCCTTTCTGTTGACCGGCGCAGCCAATGACCTATGGGTGCGTCACCCAGTGGGTGCTGGGAGGTTTGTGCTGACAAACTGAATGGGCCGCGGTTTCTGTCGAGGATCCGCGGCCCATTCTTTTTGGGTTGCAATACGCAAACGCGGCCCTTGACTTATGGCACGCTGGCCCGCGCACCGCGGCCTACTGGCGCAACTACCGCAGCCTCCGGCCCACGCACTGTGGCCTACCGAGAACGGCGAGGACGAACCCTCCACTTCTCAACTCAATGTCTTTTTCGACTCCTTACGATATCCCTGGCCACTTTAAGCGCCAGTTCAGCGACACATGGGACATGGTCCTTCAGCAGCGAAACCAGAAATTCGCCACTGCTGGCCTGACTGAATCCGGTTGGACCGCCCGCGAATACATCTGGCAGGATCTGGAAACCGTCGCATCCCGCGAAGTCACCGGCCAGCGCCTTGGCGATACCAACCCGCAGGAGCTTTCTGGTTCCGCCCGGCGCGGCAACATGCGCAGCTGGGACATCCCCGTCATCCGTGACAAGTGGGACAACAAGTGGCTCGAGCGTCAGGCGCTCCCGGACTCTGACGTGATCGCCACCATGAAGGCTGCGGCCAACCGCGCCCTCGACGATGCGTTCATCGACGCATGCGATGCCACCGTGTACGGCGGTCAGGACCCGTACAACACCGCCATCGCGTTCCCGAACAGCAGCAAGATTGGAGTGCAGTTTGTGCAGCCTGGAGCCACCGCCGCCAATGTCGGCCTTACTCCATGGAAACTCCTCGAGGCCACACGCCTGCTGGAGTCTGCGGAAGTGGATCCGACCACCGAGGAACTGTTCCTCGCCATCACACCACGACAGAAGTTCGACATGGCCTACTACGCCAGCACGGCGCAAAACGACGTGTGGGGCGAGGTCATCGGCAACTGGCTCAAACAGGACGCGCTGGGAGTGCCGGCAAAGCTGATGGGATACAATGTCATCATGACCAATCGGCTCAAGTACATCGGCGCAGTCAACGACGACATTCGCGCCTGCTACGCCTTTGCGCGATCGGGATTCAAATCGAGCCCGCTCACTCAGGAATTGACCATCGACCGGCTGCCGGAGAAGCGAAACGCCATCCAGTTCTACAGCTGCATGCACTTTGGGGTGCTGCGGACGTATGATGAAAAGGTCATCCAGATCGCCTGCGACCAGAGCCCTCCCGTGGCCTGATCCTGACCACCACCAACCACTGACCAATCAATTCTATGCCTAACGGTCTCTCTGACATCGCAACCGCTCAAGCCACACCGGGACGCCTCGTCACCGTCCCAGGCCAGCGGATCTTCAGCCCGGTGAAACACGCCCGGTTCGTCATCACCGCGCTCGCATCGCATGTGGCCAACGACTACTTTGATCTGGGTAAGATCATGGAGTCGGGATACCAGGTCATTCCTGAGCAGTGCCGTATCCGGCACATCTCCGGTGCCGCATACAGCCTGACCAGCAAGATCCAGCGCGTCAACGCCGCCGGCACGTCGAGCGACATCACGGCCACGCTGGCCCATGCGTTCAACACAGCTGCGGCTTCGCTGGGGTTTGCCGCTACGGCGAACACGGAGCCCGCCGTGCTGGACAACACTGACATGCTGCGCCTGCTGTTCACAGTCGTGACCACTGCTCCCGCAGCCGGAAACCAGTTCGTTGTCGAGGTCGCATATCGCACCATCGAAGCCTGACCACCGCCGGGTGCGCCGCCTGACCAGTGGCGCACCCGGTCTCTTTTTCCCCAATGACGACCGCCACCGAACTTGCCAACATGGCGCTGGCCCACTTGGGGCAGGCCAGAATTTCAGACTATTCGGAACGGTCCCCCGCAGCAGAACACTGCCGCCGCGCCTTCGAGCATGTGCGCCGCCTCTGTTTGCGGGACTACGACTGGAATTTCGCCATTCGCCGCGCCAGCTTGACGGCTGCGGAGACTCCACCAGAATTCGACTGGGGCTACGAGTACCCACTGCCAGCCGACTGCCTGCGGGTCATCAGCGTCAACCAGCGGCCCGGAGGTACACGCCTGACAGACTACGCGGTCGAAGGCCGCGCCATCCTTTCCAATTTCGCAGAGTGTCGCGTCCGGTACGTCCGTGACGTGACCGATCCCACGCTCTGGGATTCGATGTTTAGCAGTTACTTCTGCTACCGCCTCGCCGCAGCCATTGCGCCCAGCCTGCGCCTCGACCCAGCCGCCGGTCAGCAGATGGAGCAGATGGCCGCAGCCATCCGTGACCAAGCCCGGGAAGCCGACGCCGTCGAATCGGAACCGCGAGTCACCCGCCTCGATCAAAGCGAGATGATTGAGGAGCGCGAAGGCCGATGGGGCCGAGGTACAGCAAGCGGCGGTGGTGGTTCCGGCGGCGGTGGCGGCACATGGGGAACGATCACCGGGAACCTGTCCGACCAGGCCGACCTCGTGGCTGCGCTGGCAGGGAAAGCTGACACCTCACACACTCACGCAGCCAGCGCGATCACATCCGGCACGTTCCCCGTGGCACGATTCGCCGGCACAGCCACAAACAGCTACGTGCTGACTGTGGTGGCTGGCGTGCCCACATGGCAGCCAGCGCCCGGTGGCGTTGGGTCCGGGGATGTCATCGGCCCAGCCGGTGCCACCGACAACGCCATCGCCCGCTTCGACACGGCGACCGGAAAGTTGCTCCAGAACAGCGCCGCGACTATTGACGACAACGGGGCTGCCTCGTTCGACGCCATCAGCATTTCCACCGCGCCCACCACGACCGTCACGGGAACCGGGATGATTCGCTGGGACACCGGCGAGGGCATGCCGGAGATCAATCTGGGACCAATTACCGCCAAACTGGTGCCATCGGTTTACCGGGTCTACAACGATGCCGGCGTGACGCTCACCAGGGGGCAGCTGGTCTACATTTCCGGGGCTCAGGGCAATCGCATCGCAGTCAAGCTGGCCAGTGCCGCCAACCAGACAGCCAGCCGCGCCACGATTGGCGTCGTCTCCCACAGCATTGCAGCCGGAGCGGAAGGATACATCCAGACGAAGGGGCCGGTCACTGGCCTCGTAACCACCGGCCTGACCGCAGGGGCTCCGCTGTACCTCTCGACAACAGCCGGCCAATACACCCAGACCGAGCCAGCCGCGCCGAATCATGGCGTCCGCGTAGGATGGGTCGAGCG